GCGATGCACCAATCGGGATAACCGTATTAGCTTTCAGCTCTTTGACTGTGATGGAATCCGCTTTAATCTTCGAGGCGTCAATGGACCCGGCGCCGATGTGGCGTGCGTCAATAATGCCGCCGGTGATTTTTGCGGCATCCAGGTTCGCAATGACCTGGTCACCCATGGTTTGGGTTACCCAGCTTGATCCGGTCCACCTCCACTGGCCCACAACCGTATTCCCTGAGTACATAAACCAGGTGTCGCCTGGGCGCTCGCCACGAGTGGAACCAGGGGCGCTGGCGGCGTACCACACACGGTTCTTCGTGCTCGCGGATTCTGCGGCAATGGCAGTCGCAGCCGACACAGACGCCTCCTCCGTCACAGGAGACCAGGAGGCGGTTCCATTAGAAAACAGGGTACGGATCGTCACCCACAGCTTCTGACCCACCTGGTAGGCAGGCTGCGACGTGGACCAGCCCGATGGGTTACCAGTACCTGTGGGGGTGCCGGGTTTCGACCCAGCCCACCGCCAGAAATGCGTCACCGATGTAGTCGACACACCCTGGGAACCCGTGGCACCACGCGGACCCTGGGGGCCTCTATCCCCTTTAAGGCCCTTCTCTTCCCACGCAGACCAGGCAGTGTTGCTAATGGATCGTCGGAGGTAGAGCTTTCCGTCTACTTGCGCCGTTTGCTCCACCGGGCCACCACTGAAATCGCGCCATGGAACCGTGGTTTCAACAGTCGTAAAGTTAGCTCCCCCTGGTAGTCCTACAACCCTTTGCCCTTTGAATTCTTTAACGGTCGCCTGCGGATAGTTCTTGATATACCACTCCGGCGTTTGATTATCATTACGCGTGTCATAGATTCTTCCGCCATCTTCACCCTTTTCCCCCTTAGGCCCTGTTGCACCCTTGGGGCCTGTCTCGCCGATCATGCCGACCGAGTAGCCGGTTTCTGATGTCTTATCCGAGTAATGCCATGTAAACCTCGTCCACACGAAATGCCCAGCAGGAACGTTGGCAGGGGGCTGCACCTGCCACCCGGACGATGGGGCTGTCGTGCCGGAGGTGGATGACGCATACGCCAACTCTGTCCGAACTAGTGTTGTACCGTCCTTACCCGGCCGACCATCACTACCCGTAGCCCCCTTCGGGCCTTGGGCACCGGTAGCACCACGCGGACCCTGGGGGCCTGTTGCTCCGGTGGCTCCGGTGGCACCTTTCGCACCCTGGGGGCCAGTCTCACCAATCATGCCAACCGAGTACACATCCTCAGCTGTGCCGTCCGTGTACCGCAGCACAAGTTTCGTCCACATGAACTGGCCAGGCTTCGCGGCCGGTGGCTGTGACTGCCACCCGGCCGTGGGGTGTGCTGTCCCGGAGGTAGACACAGCATAGGCCACCGTCGTGGACGACACCCCCATCCCGTTCTTGCCCGGCACACCGTCCTTACCCGGCTCCCCCTTGGGTCCTTGGGGACCACGTGGTCCCTGCGCACCGGTTGCCCCCTTCGGCCCCTGGGCACCATTCTTGCCCGTAACCAGCACAGGTGCCGACCTCTCCACCCGGCCGTCACCGAACCAGGTGACCGTACGCTGCCACAACTCGCCGGCCTCGTCCCCAGGATAGGCCTGTGACCACCCCGATGCGGGGGCCTCCACCCTGGACGTGGACGGGGCGTACTCCACCGCTGTATCAACCACAGCCTTAGCCGCCGCATCCTTCGCCGCCGCAGCATCAGACCTAGCCACCACACCATCCTGCCTAGCAGCAACAGCCATGTCGCGAGTGTTCTTATTCTGCGCTCTACGGGTGGCTGATTCTTTGGCTATGGCTTCTTTGATGGCGCGGTTCTGCTCAGCGACAAGCTCATCATCACGGATTGTTTGGCCGCCGATATGCACTTTGACGCCGAGGGGATCATGCTCGTTGGTGGTGTGGGTGATAGCTGTGACCGGTTGGCGAATCACCCGGTCAAAAACCGTGACATCTACGAGGTCGCCGACGTGGAAGTCCTTGCCTGGTGTCCATCCGCCAAGCCCTGCACGCTCAATGTCACGCTCGAAGAAAATATCCTCCTGGACCTTTTTCTGCGACTGGTCGAGGACGGCTTCGAGGTTGGTGTAGCCGGCGTTGGTGTCGACGGTGACATCAGCGCGGACGAAGGCCACATCAAACCGGCCAAGCCCCTCGGCCTGCGGTGGCTTGTAGACGTAGCCGTTGGTGTAGCCGTCGTCGGTGTAGTCGTCCTCTGCGAGTTGCTTGCCCTGTGGGAGGATCACATTAAAGGCACCGTAGGTGTAGACGGCGGTGCGGGCCCCGATGGTGATTTCTCCCCCGTCGGCGGTAAGGTTTACGCTCATTATTCAGTCTCTCCTGTACTCACATTGAAGGTGATCTGTGGCTCACCAGTTTTTGTGGGTAGCACCATGGTCGCGGTGATTCCCACACCGGCGGCGGTTGCCCTCGGTGCGACCACATCCCAAATGAATCCGTCGTCGGGTTTGATCATGATTTTCTCCGCATGACCACCATGATTCGTCACAGTGACACTAAACGGCGGGGTACGCATGCCGAGGATTCCGGCGACTGCATCGACAGATTCGGTGATAATCCGGCCGATCGCCACCTCCGCATAGTCGAAAATCACTTGGTCCGACAGGTACGAGTCGTAGAAATCTACCTCGGCAATAGCACGCGGCACCATAAACTTCGCAGTCTTGTCGGTTACCGCCAGCCAGTCCTTCTCAAAGCGGTGGAACTTAGACTTTTTCCACTTGGCGGGCTGCGTCGGACACGGAAGCTGCGTCAAATAACTCACGACATCAACCCCGTGGACGGTAATGGACTGCAATTTTCCGGCCGGGCCGGTGGCCATGCGCTGCGCCACCCGGTAGCACCACGAGGAGCCAGGCCGCTCCACAAGAACAAACCGTGTTCTAGGCGTCGGCGTAATCGCCCCGTTCTTCTCCACACCAATCGTGTCATCCACCAGCGCACGCGCCGCAGGATGCACACCACCTGTAGCAGTGGAGACAGGGAAGGTCATCTGAAGCGAGCTGATCGCATTGCGCTCGCGTGGCGCCTGCATCTCCACCGGGTGCGGAAGATCACACAGTGGGTAACCGTTCTCGTCGAGAAGCCCCACATACTGCCCCTCCGACTCCACAAGCGCTTCACGATGCCCTGCGAACTGTGCCCAATCTACAGCCACGGTGACCACCTTCCAATCCTCCACGACGCCTGACAATTTGTTAACCCCAGGTGGGCTGTTGCCCCGGGCATCACCGGCTCGGTGAACGCCTCCACGCTTTTCGACGCCGACACGTTCACCACACCCCCGGTGCGGACAACAAGCCCAGACTCTGGGGAAGTGTCCAGTACCGAAGCCTTAGCAACCGTCGGCAGTGCGGTCACCAGTCCTGAGGGCCACGTGACCGCCGCTGTCCCCGACCACGTGATGGTTGGCCACACCGGCACATCACCCGTGTTCTCAATGGTGTCCCCGGTGTGGACGGGGGAGAGCCATACTCCGCCGTCACCGACCAGGGGGACCGTCATCTCCACAAGGGGTTCCCCATCGGGGGCTACCTCCGGAGGAGGAACTGGCCCACCTAGCCGTACTGGCAGTGACCAGTCCCCCACGATGATTTCTGCAAGCTTGCGGAAAGAAAACCAGGCGGCAACAGCCCGGTAGCCCGGGTTGGCGTCGACAAGCAACCGCAGCTGCCCGTCCACCGGCGGAGTGGTCAGCCCATGGACAAGCCTGCCGGGAACAAACCCCGACGTGGAGGAAACCACGTCCGGCTTGGCCACCAGTCCGTCCACCCCACCAGAGGTGAGAGTGACAGGTGATGGCCCCGCAGGGGACACATCATGGGTGACGCCATGCACGTCACGAACACCAACAAGCACCTTTTAACTCCTTGTTTTGAAATAGTTCCGACCGTTATTCCCCTCAAGGACCGTCACCCTCGAGGACACACTCGCCAACTGCTCCTGCAGCGCATGCCCCACCTCAACCGGGTCCATCACCGTGCCAGGAAGATGAATCTCCAATGGTGGCAACTGGGCCACAGACCGCTCAAGATTGGTCAACCTGCGGTCGATCTGCAGGTCCAACTGGCGTGTGCGCTCCGCCGCCAACTGCTCATTAAGAGCACGGGCAACAGCCTCATCACGCTCCCGGCGCGCCTGTTCCACATCCTCACGGGTGGAGTAGCGGGTGCCGACCTGGGGAACATCAACCTGGGCGACGGCACGGCGGGCGATCTCCCCCACCGAGGTGGGAGAAAGAATCTGCTCCGCCAGTGCTGCGGCGAGCTCCTTGCCCCACGCTGCTGGCACCTTGGACGGTGGCAATGTTTGGGCTGTGGGGAGGTCGAAGCCCAGTGGCTTGTTTTCCAGCTTGTCGTAGATCCCTCGGGCCGATTGGGCGATCCCCTCAAGCTCTGTGACCTGCTTGCCGGAGGATTCCGCCAACCTGGTGGACTCTCCCCTGGAGAATTCCATGAACTCCCCGAGGGCTTTGCGCACCTCGTCGTCGCCCGCGCGGTAGTACTTGGCGGCTGCGTCGAAATACTCGGATTGCGCTGCAGCTGCGGCCTGCTCCCCACGGGCTTGCTGCTCCCTGGGGGCGTAGGCGGCGTCAATGGCGGTGTTGGCCACATCGACCTGCGTTTCCGCGAGCGTCTTCTCGTAATCGGCAATGTTGCGCTCAACCTGCTGGGTTTCCAGGTCACGCACCGCTTTACCCAGTGAGGTGGCTTTGAGTGCCGCTTCAATGACCTTCTTGGCCTTTTCAATAGAGTTCGAGAAACCGTAGGCCCCGGCGCGACTCATGACCTGGTCGATTTCCCGCTGGTACCGCCCGTAGTTTGGGTCATTGCCGAAGTGCTCACGCAAAATCTTGTTGGCCTCGGCGCGAGCCTGTGCGGCTGCTTTCTCGTACCGTCGCGATTCCTCGATCTTGATTTCCTTCTTGTCGCGCGCGGTCCAGTCCGCGGCCTCCGCTAAAAGCTCCGTCACGCGCTGCAGTCGCATCGCTTGTGGGGTCGAGACCCCGCCATCACCCATTTTGGACATGGCATTGAGCCTGCCCACCTGGGCATTAAGAAGCGCTGTGGCGCTCTTGGCGGTGATCATCGCTTTGGCGGCACCCTTGGAGGTCTCCAGGAGGGACAGGGCCGAGTCGGCGTTCTGCTTCAGGGCGTCGGCCTGCGCCTTATGCACCTCTGCTTCGCGGGCGAGCTTCTCACCCACCTGTGCCTGCACTGACTCCACCGTCTCACCAAATGTCAGCGTTCCGGACTGCAAGCCTGCAATGGTGCGAGCCCACATGTCGTCGACGGAGGTACCAACAATCCGGACAGAAGCGAGTTCATCAGAGGTTGCCTTCGCGCGAGCGTTGGCAACATCGATGATGCCCTTCAACTGGGTTGCCGTATAGGCACCCTGCGCTTGTGCCACTCCCCACATCGCCTGCTGGTAGGCAATCTGGGAATTAATCGCAGCCATGCGGAGCTCGGCCATCTTCTTCGACGCTTCATCAGCTGCCTGAGCAAGACGCGTCAACATAGCTGTGGACTGCTCGCCTACGGCGCGCTGCGCCGCGTCGACGTTGACGATCTTCTCGATGATCCAGTCGCAGGCCTTCTTGACAGCTTCGTAAGCTGCCTTGCCGAAATTCCAGATGGCCTTGGCTGTCTCTATGGCCATGGTGATCTCGCCGGCGCCGATCTGTGCTACAAGCTGAGCTGTCTGTGAGCGTGTATCCGCAAGATTTTTCTCTGCCTTTTCCACTTGCTTTGCAGCCTTGTCGCGGTTTTCCACGCGCTTCTTCTGCTGCTCGTCAAGCTTCGACTCTGCGTCCTCACGAGCCCGCGCGAGCCGTTCCTCTGCGTCCGCAATGCGCTCCGCAGAGGGGTTCTTACCGCTCTTCGCGCGGTCGACAGCCTTCTGTGCGTCGTCGAGCTTGCGCTGAGTAGCCGTATCGTAGCCTGATCCTTCGGCATCGATCTTCGCGAGAGCCTCGCGAGCCTTCGCGAGCTCCTGCTCCCGCTCCGCGATCTCCTCCAGCCCCTCCCTAGCCGCAGCGCGTGTATCAGTCAGACCGCGCTCTGCATCACGAAGGCCACCGAATACTTCAGGAAGGACAGCGCCTGCAAGCTGTAAGCCGTAGCGCGTCGGATTCGTCTTCGCGTTTCCGGCCGCTACAGAAACCGCCGCCGTCAGGTCATCGGCAATGTCCTTCATTGACGTTGGAGCGTCAGCGACCGAGCGGCCACCATCTGCCGGGGTGAGCGCTTCCAGTCCCGCTGCGGTTGCGTCGAGCGTGTTAATCGCCTGCTCGAAGCCACGAATAACACCCGGCATCTGCCCCTCAAAGCGGCGCATTTCCGCAACAAGGTTGTTAATCGCGTCAGCCTGCTTGCCGAGCATATCCCAGTTGCCAGCCGTCAGGATCGGCTCGGGATCACCCGAGAGATTCACGGCTACGCCACCGTGCGGCAGCCAGCCACCCCGGTCGTACAGCTTTGCTCCGAAGGCTGTGGCCAGGAAGTTGAATGTCTCCCCTGCCTTGCCCCAGTTAATCGTTCGAGCTCCAGATGCGGAGCTGATTTCTACACCGTCGACAGAGGTGTTCGTAATCTCCGCATCCTCGTAGCCAGCCGAGTCAGCGAGCGGAAGGTGCGCGTGCTTGTCGAAGGAGGGATGGTCGGCACCAACGGAGCCGCCAACCATGCCGCCACCGTAGGAGCCACCCATCTCGAGATTCGTCCCGCCAGCCGTCGCAGCCGTATGGCCATCTCCGTATGCCGCCACATTGTTGTGCCAGCCAATATTCAGGCTCGTGGCCGGATCACCTAGGCCGGGGAGGAACCCGAGAGCTGCAAGGCCTGCCTGCTCAGTGAACGTCGAGAAGCGCCCAGCGAACGCCACCAGCCCGGCCGCGAAACGTGACAGTCCCGAGACCGCGCCCGAACAGTCACCCCAATCAACCCCGCCACGGACATACGGCGCACCCGTCAGTGGGCGCGACGCCTGCTGGCCACGCGAGGGCAGGCCGTTAGCGAAGTCGAGGACTTCCTGAACAGTCGGCACCGAACCCGGCGCGTCATCGTCGATTTTGCCACCGTCTGCATAGCCGGACAGCTTCGGGAATGTGCCCGCGTTGATGGCTGCGAGCTCACGATCATACTTGTCGGAGCTACGCCGGTTGATCACCCACTCGCCACGATCCACGAGGGTGAGAGGCTTCCCCCACGCATCCACGCCAATAAACCCATCAGTCTCGTGAGTACCGGGGCCGGTCTTTGGCAGCCTCCCGCCAGCAGCATGACCTGTCATCGAACCCCACGCTGCACGGGCCGTATTAACTACAAGCTCAACTTTCTTGCGCAATGGCAGCGCATTGAGCTTATCGATCACACGGCCAATAGAGGAAATGGCGGAATCTGTTCCCTCAACCTTGACTTCGGGTTTGGCAGTCTGCCCATTGAGTTCATTGAGCTTATTCGAGGTGTCTTGTGCTTTGTTATTCGCAAGCTCGTTCGCCAAATCAGCCTGCGGCGTCGGCGTCAACGACGCCAAATAATTCAACTCACCAACGGAAATATCCTTACCCGACCGCAGCTTATCGATAATCAGATCTGCCTCAGGTGTCGGCTTCATGTCATGCAACGCCGCAAGAATCTGGTCAGCCTCCCGTGCAGACCCCTCCAACGGTGTCGTATCCAGCACCATATCCACCGTGTAAGACTTGCTCCCCATGGTGGCAACCATGTCCGCAATTTCACCAAGCTGTGCCCGCGCCTCATCGGAGGTTGCAGACACCCTCACATCGGCTGAACCGGGAATCCGCTCCACAGCCACGCCCAGAGACTCCAGCTGCTTAATAGCTTCCTCGGTCGGCGCTTTAATCTGCACCTGCTGGCCAGTTGGAATGTTCTTCAGCATGACCGACACCGCAATAATGTCCTGCTGAGCTTGGTCTGCCCCCTCCGCTTTCACCAAAGTGGACACCACATCAGGGACCATGCCGTAGCGGTTGGTGAGCTTCTGAACTTGCTCGTCAGTCAGCCCATACTCTCGCTGCAGGGTCTCCAACGCTGGGCGCATACGCTCATAGGCTTCGGTGGCATCAGCACCACCGGCCACAGCCTTCGTATACGAGTCCGATAGTTCAGTGAGCGCATCATTGAGACTCTGGGCGTTCTTGCCTGTCCCCTGGATCTGCCCCTCTTGGTTAACAAGCGCGTCCCCCATGACATCAGACTTATCAGCCAGATTCTGGGAGGAATCCGCCAACCCATCAACTTCTTTAGCGAGCTCTAACATGGCTTGCTGAGCGTTCTCGGGCAACAACCCAAGACCTTGCAGAGCAGTCTTCAGGCCCGACAGCTTCTTATCTGCATCACCACCAGACTCAGCAATCTGCGCAAGCCCATCCTGCAACTTCGCGAACCCCGCGTCGACTCCTTGCGCATCGCGGGCCATTTGCTCCACCGTTGCACGCGTATGCTCCAGTTGGTCAGCAGCACGATTACCAGCATCACCAGACTCACGCAGCTTCGCCACTAACTGGTCAAACTGCGACTCTCCTTCAGCAGCGACCTTCCCCACATCATCCAGAGGAATCTTCAATTCAAGAGCTGCACTCTTCAAAGCCTTGTAGGCATCTTGTGTCTCGCCGATCTCACGGCGATACTCGCGAAAATCCTTACTCCAAAACCCCTGCTGCCAAAATCCCACATCCGGGTCCTCAACGACGTTAAATACCCCGGAATACTCTTCACCAATGGTTTTTAACTTCGCAAGCTCACCTTCAGCGATCCTCGCCGCAGCAGTAAGCCCTTGCTCGTTCAGCGCCCCCGTCGTACCAGCAACAGCAGACTGCAATTCGCGCTGCGCCGCAGCAGAATCACGCGAAGCTTCCGCTAACTTTTCCTGCACCCCGGACGCTTTCTGAGAGGCCCCCACCAGGGACCCTACAACTGCAGCACCGCCCATGATGGCAAGCATCCACGGCCCACCAAGTGCATCTACAACACCGCTAACTGCCTTCTTCGCTCCCCCTGCCATGCCCCCAAAAGCTCCAACGACTAGCCCGGAGGTCTTCGATGCTGTTGCAGCCATAGAGTGCCCAGCACTGGCGAAGGAACGGTCGGCGAAATCCCACACGTTGGTGGTTGTCATCGCAGCAGCTTTCGCAGAATCGGCAGCGTGCTTCTGCGCTTGCGAGAACCTCATGAGAGGGCTTGATGCCTTGCGAGCCCCATCAGCAACGGCGTGGAACGCCGAGGAGCGAGCCTCCAAGGTGGACAACGCTGCCGATGTCAGGGTGACTTTCTCCCCCGCCATGGTCGCAAGTTTTGCCTGCACCATCAGCTCATCACCGAACTGGCGTATAGCCTGCCCGGCAGCGGTTGCACGCGTGCTGATGTTAAGCGTTTTCATTGCGCCAAAGGCAGCAACAGCAGACAGTATGGGGGCTTCAAGCCCCGCCATGGCGGACCCCATACGCATCGCACCCTTGGCAGCGGGGCCGAAAACATCAGCCGCGATATGCGCTGCTTTCCCTACCGTCGCGAATGCAACCTCTGAGGCGTCCCCCAAGGCCCCAACGGCGGTGGTGGCGGCGTTCACCCCCGCCACGAGGGTGCCTTTCATTGCGTCATACGTGCCCAAGGCAACATCGTCGATGGTGTTTTGCAAACGCTCAAGCGCGCCCGGCATCCCCTCAGTCTGGGCAGCCGCCACCTCTGCAGCCTGCCCCTGACGAGTCACCGCCTGCTTCAACTCATCAAAACCTGCTGCGCCCTGCTGGGCTGCAACACCAGCCATTCGTGCGGCATCTGAACCAAACAGGGTTGTGGTCGCCGCCTGATACATCTCCGGAGTCATCGACTCGGATGCTTTCTGCAGCTGCCCCATCAACGCCGGCAAACCAACAAACTTGCCCTGCGCGTCATAGACAGTCAGACCCAGCTCTTTAATGGCGTTTTGGGCGGGCTTACCCTGGTCGGTCAGCGCGAGGAGCGACGTCTTTAGAAGAGTGCCGGCATCTGACCCAGTGATGCCGGCGTTCGCGAACATTGCGATGGCCGTCGAGGTGTCTTCAATCGACACACCAAACTGGGACGCGACTGTGCCAGACTGCTGCAACGCTTGCGCAACATCACCAATCTCAGCCGAGGAGGCATTCGCAGCACCCGCAAGAATATCTGACACACGAGACGCATCATCAGCACTAAGCGAAAACGCCTGCAAAGCCTGTGACTGAATCGTCGCAGCCGTCGCGGCATCAGTTTGTGCCGCAGACGCCAACTGCAGCGTACCTTTAGCGGCAGACATCGCCTCATCAACGCTAAAGCCACCTTTGGCGAGCTCTGTCATTGCAGCTGCGGCGTCAGCAGCCGACGTTGCAGTCAACGAGGTGTCATTACCCAGCTGGCGGGCACGCTCCGCCACAGCCTGAATCTGCTCCCCCGTCGCCTGAGACACAGCCCGCATCGTGTTCATCTGCGAGTCAAACTCAACGCCTGCCTTAACCACGGTCTTGGCAATCTCAGCACCGCCCATGGCCACACCAAGCGCGGCACCCATCTTCCCCGCAGTGGCAAGAGCCCCCTGCAGACCACGCTGCATCTTCGGGACAAAGCCCTTCGTGTCAGGCTCGATAAGGATATCGATTTTTCCGCCGGCCATAGGAAAACTACTCCCCTCTCATCGCAGCCCGAAGGTCTGCAAGCGTCCCAAACTTCCTCTTTGAAGTTCCTTGTTTCTGCTGTTTAGTTCTCGTCACGAGCTCCTTGACAAGCTCATCCGCCACACGCTTCGGACGGTGGGCCACCGGCGTGATCATCGGCTGCAGAGGTGGTTTCACCCCGGCGCGCTTCTGTTCCGCTCGGCGGCGTTTTACTTCAGGGTCATCCGGGTCCGTAATCCACGATGCGTATTCGGATGTGAGCCAGTAATCCAGACGATCAACGAGCATGGCCACGTTTTCGTAGTGGTCCGGCCACTGGTCTAGCCCATCAATGAGTGCCCTGATGTCTCCGATGTAGGTGTGCTCGAGGATTTCACGAAAATCAACGTGGTACTCCCGTCTAAAACCGACTAGAAGACGCGCGAACTCGGTGGGGTCAGTTAGGAAATGTGACCAGGAAAAAAACGCCCATCCCCATCACGTAACCCGGCGATCATACCGATCTTCACCAGTACACGACTAATTGTCGATACCGCCTCATTAAGAAGTCGAGTGCTGAACTTTTCCTTCGTCTCATCATCAGAGCAAGACAGAAGATTAATACTTTCCTGCACCAACTTGTCCACTGGCAGTGGCTCATCAGGGTTCCACAGGCCGATATATGCCTGGGCTTCTGCGCCAGTAAAATCACGCCGAATGGCAAGCGTAATGCCATCGAGCTCAATATCCTGCGGCTTACCGCCCTTGACTGCAAGGGCTGCGTCGATGATGTCAATGGGGGCCGGTTTCTTTGTGGCCATGAGTAGTTCTCCTTCTCGGAAAAATGGGGTTAAAAAGTTGGCGGGTTCAATGTTTTTTGGAGGCGACCCGCATGCGCCTCCACCGGAATTTAGTGGGACTCGGTACCCGTAGTCCCGGACGGGGCGGGAGACGCCGGCTTCTCAGCCTTCTCCGCCTTCATGCCCTCCGGCAGCTCCGGAATGACCTCCTGCAGCGGGGCGAGGAAGGACACATCAAACTCCCAACCGTCAATGGTCTGGCCATCGATAGCGGCACGGGTGGCCGGCCCCTTGAGGGTCACGCGCGGGGAGTAGAAGAACGCGGCGTCCTCACCGTCCTCCACGCGGATGAACAGGGCGAACTCCTCGCCAATGCCTTTTTGCATGATATTGTTGCCGTTTTCGTCGACAACGATCTTTCCGCCCTGTAGGCGGGTCAGCATGGTTGCCTTGGTGTTATCCACCGCGCGGAACTTCATGCCCTCCTTGAGAGGTTCACGGGCCACCTTGTACGGCGCCTGACGGTAGTTAAACACCTGCTTCTCAGTCACGGACTGTTCGCTGGTCTGCTCGAATCCGGCTTCAATACCACCGTAGGCGTCCCACCCCTTGATGGTGGCGGCACGAAGGTCGCCAGCAGGAAGCGCGGTATCAGCCGGTGCACGGTAGGCATCACCGGTGAGCCACAGATGGGCCTTATCAGGGTTAGCTGTCGTTACAGCCATGAATCATCACTCCTTGAGTTAGTTTGACCTGTGTCGAATATGGATCTGGAATCGCACAGGTGCATAAAAAAGCGGCCTGTCTTGGCCGCGTCCAAAATCGTAAAGCTGAACGGGTCCGTCCAGCCACGTCGCATTAAAAGCATTCTGCTCATCGACGACGATATTTTTTGCTCTGCCGAGCAACTCGCCCGCCATCGCGGCGGCTTTCCACACAGTCACATCAGGATCCTCACGAAGCCCAGAAACGTCACGCCCTGGAGCCCAGGGGGTCACCTGAACAATAAGGCGCCGCATAAACGGCGAATCCCCCACATGCCCCGTCACCGCCACCAAACAATGCGGCTTAGTCAGAGGGTCAGGAAGATTACGGGTGGTGATCCGCCCGCCGTGGAGAAGCTCCATGAACTCCGGCTTGGCAGCAAGCCACCGACGGATCGTTCCCGCCACGTATGGAAGTGGCTCCACTTTATGTCATCCTCCCTCGCTTCGGTCTCATGCCCGTATATCGGCCAAAGGTCATTGCCGTGGCTGTCAGAGAGGCGTGCGCTGGTGTTCGGCGGGTGCCGTACTCCTTGTAGATGGATGTTGGGTCATTGTCCACGACGCGGACTGTGGCATCCTCGCCACGCTCAGCCATGCCGCCGCGATATGCTCCGGAGACCACAGGCGCGATCGACTTCGCAATATCGACGATCTCACCGGCGATCTGCATTCTGGCGTCTACAGTTTTCTGCCGCGTCTCGCGTATCAACCGCTTCTGAAACAGGGTCAATCTAGCTGGCATGGTCTTTCTCCTTCGCACGCCGCACCCGCACCGCCACATACTCCGGAACCTGGCCTGGGATACCACGTGGCATACCATCAGTGATCGCCTGCCAACACTCACCCGATGGAGAGTAAAACTCGTCATCTGCCGAGACTTCACACGGAGGAGAAAACAAACACAAGCGTTCATCACGAACGCCCCCGTCCGCCGTTGTCTCCTGAAAGCCCGACCACAATGGCGATTGAACCAGACCCCGACCACTAACCTTCACCCGGCGCGGGGGGAGGGATTCCCCGGTCTCCGGGTCTTCGCCAGAGGCGGGGCTGGTGGTCTCAAGTGTCCATCCGGGCTGTAGCCACATCAGTGTCGGTCTCGTCATAGCCACGGCTCCTGCGGGACTACCTTGGCGCTAGGCGTGATGCTGAACATTCCGCCTGCTGGTCCGTCAGAGAGCAACGCGTACTCGTCGGAGGTGAGATACAGAGTCGACTCCTTCGAGAGACCACCGCCTGTTTCCCACTCGACGGTGACCTCCGGGTAGGACAACTTGTCTACTTTGTCGCGAGCTTCACGGTCGAGGACTCGCGTCACCATGTCTTCGACAACTCCGGCCACGACAACCGGGTTCAGGGTCCCGAGTGTAACGCGTTCTTCGAGAGTGGGGAATCGCTGCGCGATGAGGGCCTCGGCGCGCATCACCCAGCGCGTCGCGCGCGTAGGGTCTGCGTTTGGCCACACATCCTGCGGATCGTCAGTTAGCCATCTGGCCATACTGGCCCCTTCCTCTACTAGCTTTCTGCTACGGTTGTCCCCTCGTTGATGTCACCTGCTGTCGGAGGATCGACGAGCGGGGAATCGCCGGGGTACTTCGGCACGATGACGGGGTTAGATGTATCAGCCCAGACTTTGGCGTGGTCGAGCTTGCCTTCTAATCCCGGCTCGAAGCGAAAGCCTTTCTTCACGTACCAGTTCTGGAGAGAAGCTGTTGGCTTGTCGCACTTGCCGTGGATGAACACATCGGCGTCGATCGTGCCGTTAAATGTTCGGTTCGGTGCGTACAGCATTCAGGCCTCCTTATGCTGCTGCGCCGGTCAGGTTCACGTGGGCGACTGCTGCCGCCTTCGTGGCCTTCAGCGCGACGGCGACCGGGCCGAGTTCGACCTCGCCTCGCTTGACTGCGCCTGCGGTAGAGAAGTCGGGGGTCCAGGTTCGCATGAGCTGACCGCTCGTGGTGGTCACGGCGTGGAAGCCGTCCTGTGCGAGTCGGATCGCGTAGAGATCGGTTACGCCCTTGGTTACGGGGATAATCGGATCATTGGAGCCCGCCTTGGTGCCTGCGTCAATCAGGTAGACATTCCCGATCTTCTCACGCTGCAGCTCATGGCCTGCGGAGTTGAGAAGTCCCTCGACAGGTGCCTGCACGTACTGCGCCGAGCGACGAGCAGCGGAACGAATCTTAGCCAGCACGGCGGTATTGCCAATGAGTACGGTCGGCGGGCCGTCAAGCTCTGCGAAGAGAGCGTCCAGCGCGTCGTAGACAGCGAAGGCACCATCGGTCGTGCCAGCCGTGGAGAAGTCCAGCTTGTCCTTCAGCTCAGTGGAAGAGCCCTTGAGAGCCTTCTTCAGGCCGTCGAAGCTGTTCTCATCCTTTTCGGCGTCGCCGTTGATCACGGCATCGAGGAACTTCGTCGTGGATGCCTTAATCAGCTGCTGCATCTGGAAAGTTACTTCGTCCGTTGCAGCTGGGCCGATATGGGCAATTACACGGTCGATGTCGTATGCGCCGCCGAGCGGATGCAGGTCGACGGAGAACTTCTCCGTCTCTGCCACCTCGGGTACGTACTCGGTGTTCAGCGGGCGGAACTCTGCCGCACGCTGAGTCTTAACACGGCGGTAGGAGTACGTCAGCGTTGCGCCACCTCCGGCCGGGTTGACCGCCTGCACAAACGGCAGGAGATCAAGCAGAATAGAGTTCTTGCGGAACTCGTCAATCACGGCCGTGTCGAACGCACTCGTGGCGTTCAGACCGGCCTGTTCAAGAGTTACAGCCATTATTTACCTTCCTTCATGGCAACTTTTTCAATCTGTTCACCGACAACCTCGTTCGTCAGCCCCATTCGGAGCGCCGCGTTAGGTCGTCCTTTGCCCGTAGATGTCCATCCCTGGGACGGATCGAGAGGACGTTTATCAAATCCAAAGAGCTTCGAGAGCTCCTGTACGTCCTTTGCGATCTCCTCAGGGGTTTCTCCACGGACGCGATCTGCCATCTCGGCAGGCAAATGCGCATCACTGAGCGCTGTCTTCACGCGATCGATCCGCTCGGACTCCTTGACAGAGTCCATGAACTTCTCCATCGCGCTGAATTTTTCTGCCATCTCGGCAAAGCGTGTTTCCAAGTCCTTCTTCTCCCCCTTCAGACGTTCATTTTCAAACTCGGCGTTCTTCGCCTTCGCTTGCCATTCCTGTCGCTTATCTCGCTCCTTGGCAAGATCACCGAGAACAGCCCGCTTCGAGCCTCGTCCGGCACCGTTTTCTCCGTCCGAGTTGTCTTCATCTCTCCCGTCTGAATCGCCTTTCCCGGAATCATCAGAGGTGTCTCTCTTCTCCCTCTCGGCTCCCTTTGGCGATTCGTTGCCATCCTTGCTCTCGTCAGCTGTGGGGCCTCCGCCTACTTCTCCGCTGGGTGTTCCCTCAATGAAGCGG